TTCCGGCGGGGGGACATGCCTGATCATGTCCCCGAAAACGAATAGAGCCCCGGGCGGTTGCCGCCGCCGGGGCTCAGAAATCGACTTCGAACGCCACCACACATCGGGCATAAAGCCGGCGAGATCAAGGCAGGCGGCGCAAGAAGTCCGCGTCGGTGGCTGCGTCATCGGCCAGTTCGGCGTGCCGCCCAAGGCTCCCCGGCAAATATCGCGCGTCGAGATCCGTCTCGGCCGTCGACGGAACGAACTGCGCAAGCTCGCCGAAGATCGCATCGCGAGGCGAATTCCGCTCACCGACCCGCTTGGGCTGGCGCTCGTGCTTGCCGACATCGCCGCTCATAGCGCCGCAGGACTAGACGAGCGGACATTCGCCGACGCGGCAATTCGTGCGCGAGTGATCATCCCGGCCGACGTCGCCGAGCAGGCGGTCGATCGCGTACAGCGGGCGATCGTGCGCAAGGGAGGCAAGTATCGCCCGATCAGTGACGCCACCGCGGGCGAGGCAGTCCGGCTTCTGCGTGATGAGCGCATCCGGCTGGACATTCGAACGCTCGCCGCTGTCGACGAGAGCCCCGAGGAACGCCGCGCGTTCGTCCGGGAGGGCCGACAGCATCGCGACCGCGAGACCAAGCGCATCGTTCGCGGCTGCAAGCCCCGATCAGTTTTCGAGGCCGAGAGCCTGGCGAAGTCGCAACCATGGATCGCTCAAGGCGTCTCCCGCGCGACGTGGTTCCGTCGCCGCCAACACCGTGAGACAGGTGTGTCGGCGGACAGTCTTTCTTCTCTTGATGAACGCCGACACACCTGTCTCACGGAATGCCCAAGCGGCGAGATCCAGAGCGCTGGCGCCGCCCTTCGGGCTCCCTCATCCCCTCCGGAGCTTCGCTCCTCCGGCGATGGTTCCTTCATCGACGTTGCTCCTGCCCGTCGACCGCTCAATGTCGCTCCGCTCTCTCTAGAGAAGGCTCGGGAGCCGGGCCAAACTCCATCCGTCCAGAGCCTTTTTCTTCACCTCTGCAAATCAAGCGCACCGCCTCAGGCAGTGACTCTAAGCCTCGACGAAACCGAAAACCGCAAGGATCACGAAATGTCGAAAACCGATACTCCCGCTCCCGCCCCGGCCGCTTCCACGCGCGCTCGGATCGCCGAAGCCGCCGCGCTGCTCCGCGCCGGCCGTCCGATCGCCGCGGAGGCCGTGCTGCGGCCGCTGCTATTGACGCCTGCGCAGCCGCTACTGGCGCGACCGTTGGACTCGGCGAGGGCCGCATGATGGCCCTGACGCCGCGGATGTCGGCGCTCCTCACGTGGCTGGACGGCGGCCGTGGCGAGCGCAATCTCGGCCCCGGCATCGGTGCAGCAACAGTCGAAGCTGCCATTGCGTCCGGATTTATCCGGATCCGCTTCAGTCGCCTCCACGGCCGTCAATATCTGATCACCCGCGCCGGCAGCGCCGCTCTGCACGAGCACCAAATGGCATCGGCTCGGATGCCGCGGCCTGTTAGCCCCGGTTAAGGTGTTCGCTCGATTGCCGTCTCCGACGTCGCGTGCTTCGATCGGTGCACGCGACGTTGCTGCAGCGAAGACGACCTACGACCGAGGGAAACATGCCGAATATATCGATTGCTCACCGCCGCCGGATGAAGAACGCTTTCGATCCCGAGGTCGCCAGATACCTGGCGGCGGCAGCAACCGAAGGCCGGAAAGTGTCCTATGGCGAGCTCTCGGAGAAATTCGGCCGCACACCTCGTGGTTGGGGTGACCCGCTCGGCGGCATAGCTATACGCTGCCACGAGGCTGGCCTTCCGCTCCTGTCAGTGATTGTCGTCAACGCAGCAAGCGGACTGCCGTCGGTAGATGCGGTGCTTTATGCCGACCTCGGCCTGTCTAAAGATGACGAGGCCGCCGAGCAGCAGCGATGCTTTGCCTTCGATTGGACCAAGACCGAACTGCGACCGCGGCAAACTTAGGCCGTAGGGCGACTACCGACCAAGCATCCGCACAACACATGCCCGCCCCACCGGCGGGCTTTTTCATGAGCGAACTCCGTTCTCCGTCGGCGGTATCGACCGTGAACAGATCATAAACTCCGCCATAATCTCGCCACATTGACAAGAACAGCGGACTAGGATTAATTTCCTTTAGCGGGGCCCGGACGATTTATGTCGTCGGGCCCTTTTTCGTCTCAACTACGCGCAAGCGTGGAGCAGAGGGCGCCTATTCATGCGGGCTCGTAGCGGTTGGCCCAACATCGGCAATCGGACCTCCTCGGCGCCCGGCGGCTTCGGCCGCTCGAGCGGGTCAAGGTTCGAGAAATCGCGGCAACCAGCGGGTTCCTATCCTGCCAAGGAGCCAACCGGCGGCGGCGCAATGTTCGTCGCGCCGTCGCCACCTCTCGCTCGTCGCCCCTTCGCGGCCCCCGGGGGTGATTCTCAACTTTCCCGGATCATGCAGGACCGGCGCCCTGTCCATTCCGTGAGATCCGGCTCAAATAAAAACCGGGTGAAATTCGATGTGGCCGTTTAGCCGCCCCGTGCCCGTCGTCGCGAGCGAGACGAAATCGCTCGCCGCGCCTGATGCCGAATTGCTCGCCATCTTCGGCGCAGCGACGAGCGACTTTGCGGTCGGCCTAAGCCGCGCCCTCACCGTGCCCGCCGTCCAGCGTGCGATTGCGCTGATTGCCGGGTCGATCGCCGCGTTCCCGATCCTCGTCGAGCGCCGGGAAGGCGGCGCGTGGAAATCCGACGCCGAGCATCCGGTCGCGGCGCTGTTCGATGCCGGCCCGAACGAGTGGTCATCGACGTTCGACCTGGTGCGCGACGTCATCGCCACCGCGCTCACCCACGATCAGGGCGGACTCGCATGGGTGAACCGTCTCGACGGCCGCGCGATTGAAATCGTCCGCTACGAGCCGGCGCATTATGCCGTGACCTTCTCGACGGACGGGCGGCAGGAACCGGCTTTCGCGATCAACAATCGCCCGGCGCTCGCTGCCGACGTCATCTATCTGCGCTCGCCCTTCGGCCGTTCGCCCCTGTCGCTGGCCGCCGACGCGATCGGCGTCGCCAAGGCGATGGAAGTCCATGCGGGCAATCTGTTCAGCCGCGGCGCGCGCCCGTCCGGCGTCATCGAAGCACCGAAGACGCTTGGCGACGAAGGCTTGAAGCGCATGAAGGCCGGTTGGCAGGCCGCGCACGGCGGCGCCGAGAATGCCGGCCGCACCGCAATCCTGTGGGATGGCGCGACGTTCCGCCCGCTCACTTTCTCCAGCACCGATGCGCAGTTCCTCGAGCTTCGCAAAGAGCAAGTCGTCGAGATCGCCCGCGCTTTCGGCGTGCCGCCGTCGATGCTCTACGAGATGAGCCGCGCCACCTGGTCCAACAGCGAGCAGGCTGCAAAGGAATGGCTCGCCGCGCTCGAACTGTGGATGCAGCCGCTAGAGGGCGCCATGCGCCGGGCGTTGTTCTCGGCCGAAGAGCGGCCCGATTGGCGCGTGCGCTTTGATCGCGATGACTTCTCGGCCGTCGATTTGACGGCGCGGGCAACCGCCATCAACGGCCTGATCGCCTCGCGGACGCTGTCGCCGAACGAAGGCCGAGGCTGGCTGGACATGCCGCCGCGCGCCGGCGGCGATGTCTACGAAAACCCGAACACGGGCGCCTCACAGCCTGGCACCGCGCCGGCCCTGGCAGACGAGGCCTGATCATGGACCGCGTCTATTTCGAGACGAAGATCCTCACCGACGATGCCGGCGCCATCTCCGGCATCGCATGGAAGTATGACCAGCCCGACCGTATCGGCGACGTGATCGAAGCCGGCGCCTTCGCCAAGGCGGCGCTGCCGCTGCCGATGCTCTTCGGCCACGACATGAATGATCCCGTCGGCATATGGGATTCCGCAGAGGACAAGGGCACCGGCTGGCAGGTGAAGGGCCGGCTCCTAGTCGACGACGTCGCCCGCGCCCGCGAGGTGCGCGCCCTCGTCCAGAGCGGCGCCGTGCGCGGCCTCTCGATCGGCTTCGTCACCAAGCAGGCCACCGCTCGGCCTGGCGGCGGCCGCACCATCAAATCCTTGGAACTGTTCGAGGTGAGCCTCGTCACGGTTCCCATGCATCCCGGCGCGCGCGTCACGAGCGCGAAGTCGGCAGTCCAGGCCCTCGCCATTGCCGAGGCCATCCACCGGGCGACGGCCCGCATCGCAGCGAGGTAGATCATGCGACACGTGACGAAGAATGCGCTGCTCGCCGGCGCGACGCTGATCCGCAAGGGCGAGGAAGACGATCCCGTCGCGCTCGTGACCAAGGCCGTCGATGACCTTGCGAAGACGGTCGACGATCGGCTGAAGGCCGTCGAGAGCAAGGGCGTCGACCTGAAGCCGCTCACCGAACGTCTCGACAAGATCGAGGCCAAGGCCAACCGTCCTGCGGGCGAAGAGAAGAAGGCGGCCGAGCCGACCGTCGAGCGCAAGGCCTTCAGCACCTATCTCCGCCTCGGCAATGCGGCGCCGGCGGATGAACTAAAGACGCTGACCGTGTCCTCGGACACGCAGGGCGGCTATCTGGCGCCCGTCGAGATGTCGACGGAGATGATCCGCGATATCACGGAATATTCGCCGATCCGCAGCATCGCCAGCGTCCGTTCGACCGGCGCGCCGGCCGTCTCCTACCCGAAGCGTACCGGCATCACGAACGCGCTATGGAAGGGCGAGACGCAGGCGCAGGGCGCCAGCGAGCCGAGTTTCGGACAGGTCGAGATCCCCGTCCGCGAGATCAACACCTATGTCGACGTGAGCAACCAGCTTCTCGCCGACAGCGGCGGCAATGCCGAGGCCGAGGTGCGGCTCGCTCTGGCTGAAGATTTCGGCGCCAAGGAAGGCCTCGCCTTCGTCTCCGGCGCTGGCGTGCTGCAGCCCGAAGGCCTGATGACCAATCCTGATGTCGGCTATGTCGCCACGGGCAACGCATCGACGCTCGGCACTGCGCCGGCCGATAAGCTGATCGACCTGTTCTATTCGCTGAAGGCCGCTTACCGGAACCGCGGCACCTGGCTCATGAACGGCTCGACGCTCGCGGCTGTCCGCAAGCTGAAGGACTCGACGACGAATATCTATCTCTGGCAGCCCTCGCTCGTCGCCGGCCAGCCGGAGACGATCCTCGGCCGTCCCGTCATCGAAGTGCCTGACATGGCTGGCGTCGGCAGCGCGGCCGAGCCGATCGCCTTCGGCGACTTCGAAAGCGCCTATCGCATCGTCGATCGCGTCGGCCTGTCGATCCTCGTCAACCCGTACCTCCTGGCGACGAACGGCATCACCCGCATTCACGCGACCCGCCGCGTCGGCGCGGCCGTGATCCAGCCGGCGGCGTTCAAGAAGCTGCGCTGTTCCACCTCGTAAGGCCTGACCTCGCGGGCCGGCGGCGGTCGCCGGTTCGCTTTCCCATTCTCGCGACAGGAGCGTTCCATGCGCGATCTCGTCCATAATCTCGGCGCCGTGCTGGCGCTCTCCCCGGCGGTCCAGGCCGCCACCATCAAGGGCAACGCGATCGACCTGCAGGGCTTCGATAGCGTGATGTTCGTGATCAATACTGGCGCCATCGCCTCGTCCGGCAATTTCACCGTGACGGTGCAGGAATCGGACACGACGACAGACGGCGACTTCACCGATGTCGCGGCCGGCGATCTCCTCGGCTCGACACTAGTCAATCCGCTGACGGCGGACGGCTCGTTCAAGATCGGCTATCGCGGCTTCAAGCGCTATGTCCGCGTCGTCGCCACGAAGAACAGCGGCACCTCGATTGCCGCCGGTGCTGTCGCGATCAAGGGCCGCGCCCTCAAGGCGCCCGTCGCCTGATGCCGTCCCGCGCGCCCCGTGTCTGCGGCCTCTGTGGCGGCGTTCATCAAGCCGGTGAACGCTGCCGCATCGCCGTTGCGCGGGACGCGGAACGGAAGGCCGCGGCCGATCAACGCCGGCCTTCGGCGCGCGAGCGTGGCTATGATTCGAAATGGGACCGCGAGCGCGCGGCCTATCTCAAAGTGCACACCGCGTGCGTCCGCTGTTCCGGGCCGGCGACCGTCGTCGACCATATCCAGCGCCACGGCGGCGACTTCCGAAAGTTCTGGAACCGCTCGAATTGGCAGCCCATGTGCGCGCCCTGCCACAACGGCCGCAAGCAGTCGGAAGAACGGAGGGCGTTCCGATGATCACCAACCTCATTGACGCCAAGGCCTTCCTCCGCGTCGACTTTGACACCGACGACGCTTTGATCGAGCGCACGATCGCGGCCGCCGAGGCGCATATCGAGACGATGCTCGGCTATCGGCTCGATGACGGATCGTCGCCGCTCTATGTCGAGCCGCCGCTGCGGCAGGCGGTCCTGCAGCTTGTGGCGCACTGGTATGACGCCCGGCAGCCGGCGACCGATACGAGCCTCGCCGAGGTGCCGTTCACCGTCGCCGACATCATTCGCGAATTTCGGACGTGGAGCTTCTGACGATGCGCGGCCGGAAGCCCGAGACGATTGTCCCCGGCGCATCGCTCGCCGCGGTGCCGCGCGCGCCCGCCTGGCTCTCCCGTTTTGCCAAGGCCGAGTGGCGCCGCGTGGTGCCCGATCTCGTCGAGCGGCGGCTGATCACCGCGGCGGATCTCGGCACCGTCGAAAACTTCTGCGCCGCTCAAGCGCGGGTGCGCGAGATCGAGCTTGAGATGCGCAAGGGCGGCAAGGTCGACCCGGTGCTCGTGCGTGCCGCCGACCGCGCCATGCAGACCGCCCGCCAGATTGCCGGCGAGCTTGGCCTTACACCCGTCAGTCGCTCCCGGGCTGTGATCCGCAGCGCCGAGGCGGAGAGCGACGCCGACGACCTGGGGCTCGACTGATGGCCTCGACCCATCCCGCATGGATTTTCGATGGCTCGGAGATTGCCGATCCGCTCGGCCATGGCGAACGCGCCGTGAGATTCCTCCGCGCGCTCCGCCATCCGAAGAGCGTGTTGAAGGGCGGCGCGTTCTCGCTCGACCCCTGGCAGGAGCGAATCGTCCGCCGGATCTACGGACCGCGGCATCCGGACGGATCGCGCGTCGTGAAGAACGTCATTCTGCTGCTGCCGCGCGGCAATCGAAAGACGTCGCTTGCCGCTGCGCTTTCGCTGCTGCATGCGATCGGCCCGGAGCGCGTCCCCGGCGGCGAGGTGGTGACGGCGGCGGCGGATCGGAAACAAGCCCGTCTCGCCTTCGCCGAGGCGGTCAATATCGTCCGCGCCACGCCAGCAGCCGACCGCGCCACACGCGTCATCGATTCGCGCAATCGCCTTGTGTCGGTCGCGCATGGCTCATTCCTCGAATCCGTCTCCTCCGATGCCGGCGTGCAGCATGGTCGGACGCCCGTCTTCGCCTTCGTCGACGAGCTTCACGCGCACAAGAAGCGCGACACCTGGGACGTGATCAGATCCGGGCTCACGAAAACCGCCGGTTCGCTCCTGGTCGTCGCCACGACGGCGGGCCGAGGCGCGGAGAACATCGCAAGCGATATCGTGTCCTATGCGCGCAAGGTGGCGGCCGGCGATCTCACGGACCCGGCGACGCTGCCGATCCTGTTCGAAACCGCAGGTGATGCCGACTGGCGCGATGAAGCCGTGTGGCGCCGTGCCAATCCCGGCCTAGCGCATGGCTATCCCGATATTGAAGGCCTTCGCCAGCTTGCCCGCGAGGCCGAGGATCGGCCCGGCGATCGCGAGGCGTTCCGGCAACTCAATCTGAATGTCTGGCTCGACCACAGCGCCGCACCCTTCGTCGACATGGCCGTCTATGACGAGGGCGACGCGCCAATCGATCTCTCCGACCTCGAGGACCGCCCGTGCTGGCTCGCGGTCGATCTCTCCTCGAACTCTGATTTGACCGTCATCCTCGCGTGCTGGCAGGACGGTGACGACGCCTATGTCGTGCATCCGTGGTTCTTCTGCCCGAACGACAATCTCCGTGGCCGGGCCGATCGCGATGGCGTGCCCTATCCGACATGGGCCGAGTCCGATTTCATCACGCCGACGCCCGGCAATGTCGTCGACTTCCGCGTGGTGGAGGAGAAGATCCGCGACCTTTGCGCGACCTTCGATGTTCAGGAGATCGCCTTCGATCCGCACCTCGCCCGCAACATGATGTCGAACCTTGCCGAGGATGGCTTCCCGGCCGTCGAGATGCGGCAGGGCTGGGTGACGATGGCGCCGGCGATCAAGGAACTCGAGCGGGCGATCGTCGCGCGACGCTTCCGTCACGGCGGGCATCCCGTGCTGCGCTGGAACTTCCAGAACATCGCCGTCGAGACCGACAAAGCCGGAAACAAGGCGTTCCACAAAGGCAAGAGCCGGGACCGTATCGACGGTGCGGTCGCTGCCGCAATGGCCGTCGCCCGCTGCGCAGCCGGCTCGACCGAGCGATCCGTCTATGACAGCGCCGACGCCTGGTCGGAAGAACTGGCATTCTTCTAGGAGCGGACAGCCATGGCGAAATCGAGGATCTCAGGCGGCCCGGAAGTCACCGCCAACATGCGCCAGCTTGCGAACCTCGTCGCCGGCCCGGGAAACTCGGCCTCGAAGCGCGCGCTCGAGCCGACGCTCACCGAGGCGAAGCGCAACCTTCAGGCTGACGGGTCGGTGCGCACCGGCCAGCTTCTTCGTGACCTGATCATCAAGCGCCAGCGCTCGCCGAAGACCAAGCCGCTCTACCGGGTCGGAGCCGGCGGCGACTCGACGTCGATCGCGCACCTCGTGGAATTTCCGGTCAAAGCCCACATCGTCGGCGGCATCTTCGCGGGCGCGAAGCATCCGGGCACGCCTGGCACGCGCTTCATGACGCGAGCCTATGACGCGACGAAAGCGGAAGTTGTCGCGCGTTGGGCGGCCGAGATCGGCCCGGCAATTCAGAAGCAAGCCGCCGTCCTCGCCCGACGCGCGGCGAAGAAAGCCGCAAAGGCCGCGAAATGACCAGCGCCGTCGAACTCTGCATTCAAGCTCTGCTTGCCGATCCCGGCGTCGCCCTCATCGCGTCGTCGCGGGTGTTCGCTATCGCCGCGCCGCAGAAGGTCACCCGACCGGCAATCGTCGTGTCGCTGGTTAGCGAGGATCGCACGATGATCCTCGGCGGCCCGGCGCAGTGGCCGGACAGTCGCGTGCAGGCGCTCTGCATGGCGTCGACCGCGCTCGGCGCGATCTCGACCGGCGAACGCGTGATCGCCGCGCTTGAAGTCCTCAGCAACTACAATCCGGAGCCCGGCGTCTATGCCGCCTTCACCAAGACCGGACCCGATTTCACGAACTATGTCGACGACCTTTCCCTCTTCGCCCGGTTCCTCGATTGGCGCATTCAGTGGAGGCCGGCACCATGAATATCGGCAATCTCGACCGCATCGCCGAGCTTCACCGCGACATCCCGACCGGCGAGCGCGACGAACTCAATGAGCCGATCACGGTCGATACCGTCGTCGCCACCTTTCGGCTCGGCCAGACGATCAAGGCCACTGACGAGCGCTTCGCCGCCGAACAGCGCTACGGCGAGCGCGTCGTGACCTTCTCGGCCTGGTGGCGGCCCGACATCACGGAAACCGACCGGCTCAAGGTCGACGGCGTGACCTTTGAGATCCTCGGCCTATCCGAGATCGGCCGGCGGCAGGGCCTCGAGATCAGCGCGAAGGCGATCAACCCATGAGCACGACCGAATCCATTGGCGCCATTTCGGTATCCCTTCAGGCCGACCTTACGCCCTATGCCGTGAGCCTCAACCGCGGCGCTGTCATCACCGGCGATTTCACCCGGAACGTTGACCGCCGGCTCGGCGCACTGGATGCATCGTTCCACCGTGTCGGCGCCTCCGCCAGCGGCGCCCTGAAGGGCTTGGCGACCGGCTTCGTCGGCGGCCTCGCAGCGGGTGCGGTCGCTGAATTCACCAGCGCGGTGCAGGGCGCCGTCAAGAGCGTGGCCGACCTCAAGGCGCAGGCGCAGCAGGCGGGCGTCGGCGTCGTGGCGTTCCAGAAGCTCGGCGCGGCCGCGGTACAGGCACGCGTCGGCGCCGACGCCCTGGTCGACGGGTTGAAAGAGCTACAGCTTCGCGGCGCCGAATTCGCGACGACGGGCAAGGGCTCGGCGGCCGACGCCTTCGCCCGCCTCGGCTACAGCGCCGATGACTTGAAACGGAAGCTGGCCGATCCCTCGGCGCTGTTCCTCGAGATCATCGGCAGACTGCAGCGGCTCGACAAGGCCTCGCAGATCCTCAACCTCGACGAATTGTTCGGCGGCACCGGCGCGGAACAGTTCGTGCGCTTGGTCGACCTTGGCGCCGACAAGATGCGCGCGCTAGGCGACGAGGCGGAGGGCGCCGGCCGGATCATCGATTCGGCGCT